GGAACTGGTGCTAATTTAAGTGGTATTATTACTGACGCAGCTGATTTTGATGTTTCTTCAAGTGGTGCTTTTTATCAGTCTGTTGAGTCTGCAAATGAGTTTGACGTTATCGTTGCTGCATTAAATCAATTATCATTATTGAATTATAGCGCTGACTGTATTATGTTAAATCCTACTGACTTTAACAAAATCTTATTGTTAAAAGATTCAACTAACAAATACTTAAAAGACCAAGTTTATAACGGATTACAACCTTCTTTTTCAGGAGTTAAAGTAATTCAGAACACTGCTATCACTGCGGGAACTTTCTTAATCGGAAACTTCGGTATTGGGACTCAGTTATGGGTTAGACAAGGTGTAAACGTTGAATTCTTTAGAGAAGATGGAACTAACGTAAGAGATGGATTTGTAACTGTTAGAGTAAGCGAAAGAGTTGCTTTAACAAACTACTTGCCAAATGCGTTTGTAAATGGAACTTTCTCAACTGCAATCGCAGCATTAGAGACTCCATAATAACTAAAATAATTTATTTTAAGAGGCCTGGATTAATTTCTAGGCCTTTTTTTTGCGTTAAAAACTAAAAATATTTTTTTAATTAAAGATATTTTTTTATATTGCGGTAAATTTAAAAACAAACAAAATGAAAAAACTACAAACATTAGTATTGATTTTAGCGCCTAGCTATTTTATTGTCAGATTATTAACCGGATTAATTTTTAACGTATAATGAGCAAGACACCAAAACACTACGACAATGGCGCAAACTACGACGTCATAGATATTGCAAACGATTACAATTTATCCTTTGCCAAAGGTAACGCCGTTAAATACATTGTAAGAGCGGGAGTAAAAAAACAAGACACAGAGATTGAGGATTTAGAAAAGGCGATTACTTGTTTAGAAAGAGAGATTAATTACCTAGAAAAAAAGAAGTTATGTGTATAGTTGACCACGAATTAAACGAGCATTTAGATTCTTTAGAGGAAAAAAGCGAATGTATGGAGTGCGGAGTTGATGTTTCTTTAGGAAAACATTATTGTTGTTTCAGTTGTTTGAACGCATCTAATAGATAGCGCCTAAACGCTTTCTAATGATTACTAACCTACGTTAAAACGTGGGTTTTTTTTATTTTGCTATCTTTACAAATATGGATAGCAGTCAAATTGGATGTTTAGCTGAATATAAGTTTGCAACTACCGCAATGGAACAAGGCTTTTATGTTTCTTTTCCTTTATTACATACTTCACGATATGATTGCATAATTGAAACGCCTAAAGGATTGTTTAAAGTTCAAATTAAATCAGTTCACAATCATAAAAACAGAACAAGAGTTTTTTTAAGAGATACAAAGAAAAAATGCTATGATAAAAAAGACGTAGATTTTTTTGCTATTTATTACAGAGATAAAGACGGATTCTTTATTTTAAAAAATGACGGCAAAAGAAAATCATTTGAATTAACATCGCCTAAATATTTAAAATATTTTAATAACTTTGCAGAACTTTAAATGTTTTCAATTTTGTTTTCCAACGAAAAGGCGTCGCAAACTAATGTGGCGCTTTTTTTTTATCTTTACAAAAATATTCATAATATGAAACTAAAAATCAAACAATCCATTTTAAAAGGAGGTAAGCGTTACAATGAAGGCGATGTTATAGAATTAGACGCAAATACTGCTGAGAACTGGATTAAAAAAGGTTTAGGATCTAAAATATCTAAAAAGAAAGAAAAACAAACTTTTGAGACTAAAGAACTAAAGGTTGAATATAAAGAAATCAAATCAGATGAGACAAATTAAAATAAACGCAACAACCGGAAATGAAATATTAACGGCTCAAAATGTTAAAGACTACGCACGTATTGATACAAGCGCAGATGATAATTTAATTACTGCAATGATTTCTCAGGCTCGAATATGGTGTGAAAATTATATTTCAAGAGATATAGTTCCAAAAAATAGAACTTACTATTTAGACACAACCAATGGTTTGTTTGATTTACCTTTTGGCCCGATTGCTAGTATTTCTGAAATAACTATTGACGGAACGGCTACAACTGATTATGAAATACTTGGTTTAGATAATGAAACGATTGAATTAGATGGAGGCTCTGCCGAAAGAGTTAAAATAACTTATGTAACATTAGGGATAAATGATTCTTTAGTAAAACAAGCGATGTTGCAACTTATATCTACTTATTATGATAATAGGTCTGATTTTACAACTGAGCAAAACGATGTCGCAGAAATACCAACATCAACAAGACAAATTTTAACGTCTTATAAAACTATGTTTATTTAATGGATGCGGGAAAACTAGATTCTAAAATAACAATAAAGCGATTAATTAAGTCGCCTGATGAATTTGGCGGATATAACTCTACTTTGTCAGAGGTTGCAACTGTATGGTGCAATTTAAAGCAGATTAGCGGAGATATAAGCGACAAACTAGGTAAAAGAACGCAAGACATTCAGATTGAAATAATGATGCGTAAAAACACCGCAGATTTAATTCAGTTAGGAGATATATTTACAGTAGAGGGAGGTACAAAGAATTATCGTATAAATGAAAAGTATGAGTTTGATTTAGATTTTTATACTAAACTATTAGCAACAAAATCTGAATAAAATGAATATTAAAATCGACCAATCAGACTTGGCTCAACTTAAAAAAAAGTTAGACAATTTAAGAACATTTGATAAAACAACGCTTTCAAATGAACTTGGAAAGACTGGTGCCGATATTTCAAGAATTGCAACAAAAGCTGCGCCGGTATTCAAGGGAACTGGAGGAGGTACATTAAGACAATCAATAAGGTATCAAAAACAAGGCAAAACTGTTGAGGTTATAGCCGGAGCAAAATATGCGCCTTATGTAGAATTTGGAACGGGTGCTTTTGTAACTTTTGATGATATGCTAGAACTTGGAATACCAAAGAGTTATGCGGCGCAGTTTAAAGGCTCAAAGCCGGGTTATATGAAACCTCAGCCGTTTTTCTTTGGCTCTGCTAGAATAGGTCTAAAAAAATTATTAACTCGTTTAAATGGCGAAATTAAAAAAGCTATAAAATAATATGTTAGAGGCGATTCATTATGTAAGGAAAGCAATTATTGCAAAATTAAACGGCAATGTTTTAATTAACAATGTCGCCGTACCGGTTTACAATCGTATTCCGACTGATGCAACCTATCCATTAATTAGAGTTTATTCAGTTTCAACAGACGAAACAGACCAAAACCAACAATCATTTATAAGTGAAACAATAACACGAATTGAATGTATCTCAAAATTCTATTCAGATGATGGCGGACAATTAGATACTAATTTAATGGTATCGCAATGCTTACAAAAACTTAGAACTAGGTCTGCAAACTATATTGATTTAGCGCCAAACGGATTTAATGTTTATACAAGTGAAAACAATGGCGTTACTTATTTAGAGGATGATTTAGCGGATTCAACTTATTTTAGAGGAATAATTGAACTATCAAATAAAATTCAACAAACTGTTCCGGTAATTGTTTCATATACTGATCCTTTACAAAGTGAGTTGCAACTAGAATACAGAAACCAATATACAGATAGAATTGTAGCCGATGGAGGACAATATGAATCTATTGAGTGCATTGAAACCGATATATTATACAACCAATAAAATAATAAAAAAATGGCTAAAATAACCTATTCAGCAAAATTTGACAATGTAACTTCAGATTTACCGGCAATAAATAAAGTCGTTGCTGCTGATATGAACGAAATAAAAGACTCTGTAAATTCCTTATACGATTCAATCGGTGGTTGGGTTGATTATGGAGATTCAGCGACCGCAGTAACTCCAATAAATTTGACTCCAAATGTTTGGACAGATTTAACAAATGATAAGGCCGGAAGCGGAACAATAACAACATACAAGCCTAGTTTTATAACGGGCGATTTATGGAACTCAGCATCTAACTCGTTAGATTTTTCTGAAGTTGGAGCCGGTAGAGTTATGATTGTTAGAAACGATTTCGATATAACCGCCGGAGCATCTAATACAAGACTAGACGCACGTTTATATTTTCCTGATACCGGAAAAACTGTTGAGTTTATGCACGATAATATTGCAAGTAATAATGATTTAGTGAGGTATTCAAGAACTACCCAATTATTTACGCATACAGATGTTTTAACAAGTGGTTGTAAAATTCAAGTTAGAGTTGATAAATCAGGAGCAACGGCAACAGTTGAGAACTTTTTAATTACGCTTATATCACATTTCTAAAACAAAACAATGCGACAAATAAACAAAATCATTATACATTGTAGCGCTACGCCGGAGGGTAGAAAAACAAGCGCAGAAGAAATAA